TCCAATATTTTTTATAATTTCATCAGTATCGCCATTTTCATTATCGCGGTTATTGAGTTTATCGGCATTAATTTTGATAATTCTGTTGGAAATTCTATCGAATATCTTAGACACATCGGGATTATTCCCTAAATAACCCAGATCTTTAAGCGGCTTCTTTATCGAATAAATCTGTTCTACTGTTTTTCTTGTAGAATCAGCAGCTAATTGTGCTACTTCTTGACTCATAGGTTTTGGACCAATAAATTTTTCTTTCTCATCATCAAATAAATGTGGTGCTACTTTTGCATACGCTTCTCTAAATACTGCACTTTTTAAAGCATAATCAGATGGATGAATACTATTTGTTTTTCTTGCTTTTCTTGCTTCTACAAAATTTTTATATGCATCTTTTAATTCATCATATAATTTTTCAATATTTCCTTCTGGTCGATCTGAGTCATCAGAATCATCAATAACAGGTTTTACTTTTTTTTTAGTTTTACCAGTAGAAGAAGCCTTATGTGTAGATTCTTTCTTTTTAGTAATTTTTGAAATGCTATTTGCAATATCTTTTTGACTGATCTGCGTCGGATCCAGAGCGCCCGTTACAACCTGATCGATAATATCATATACATTTGCTTTCTTAGCAATCTGATCTGCCAGATAAGCAACATAGTTACCTGTATCAGCCTTTTCAGAACCAACGCCCATTAATTTATACATTTCTTCAGGTGAAACTTTTGCAGCAGCTTTAACATTCATTTTAGAACTTAAATCAGCAAAAAACTTAGAAGCATTAAGTACATTTTGTACGAGCTTCACTTGTTCATTAATTGCATTACCATATTCTGTTGCAGATAAAGAAAGATCCGGGGCAGTAAACGCCTCGGACGGAATAGTTTTAGATACTGCTTTTTTAGCATTTTCTAAGTAGCTTTTTAATCTATATACAGTTTCGTATGATTCAGGAATATTTTTATCTGATATTATGCCCTTATCCGTAAGTGTCTGAATTATGCCACTTCTTTGACGAGCTGATAATTCAGGAACTCTTTTCATGAAATTATCAAGAGATATATTAGGCTCTTTATCTAGCCCTGGAAAATCTTTGAATTTTCTACTGACATCTGAATAAGCTTTCCCAATAGCGGCCTGTAAATCTTTACCAATGCTTTTGCTGATAGTACCTTTATTTACTAGAAAATCCACTTTTGCTTTTGCAGTTGGGAGATTATTGAGCTTCTTTAAATCAGAAGCATCAAGTTGAACATTTACTTTTGCATCAATTCCACTTTGAGCATTTTTTCTTAAATTGTCTAATTTTATATTAGCTTTATCAATTTCTGACGAATCTGTCTTAGGCTTAACTGTTGTATTGTTAGTATCCTTAATTTCATCTTTTAATTTATTTAATCTATTAAGCAATGAATTAAGATCGTCACTACTTACTATTTCAAGTTCTTCTCTTATTTTTGCCATATGTATTGTTCACCAACCTTTATATTATAATCCATAACGATTTATAAGTAGATCTATCCCTACAGCCTCTACTTTTTTATGCCATTCTCCACTTTTAAAATAGTTTTTTACGTCTGACTGAATTTTAGGTCCAGGAGCAGCAGATGAGGCAGCCATAGCTCCCCAATGTGTATACTCTTTAAATGGAGATCTCCAATATAATGATCCTGGCGCCGGATGACCTTCTCCTTTATCAGCGCCTCCATGCCATCCTTCAAAAAACATACGGTCATAAATATATTCATTGCTTACTCTATGAGATCCATTTAGTAAAGAGGCATCTGATTCAAATACAAGAAGATTTCCGTATACTTCACAAACATATGCATCTCTTAATCCATATGTTCTGCTGTAATATATTGGGGAATAACTCGCATAATAATTGTTAACCCATTTATCAAATATTTCTTTAACTTTGGCTTTAACTTCTGGAGCTATAGCTTCAGCCAAATAATTTGAAAATGGCTGTGGGATATCAGCCATTAATTTTTTTATCCTTCGAGCAAATTCCTCTATTGTCATATCAAATGCCCCCTTCCTATAATTTATTTCAAATCAAGTTTAATTCCATTTTCCTTTACATATTTCATTAATTCAGAAATACCTTCGTTGGCAAACATACCAACAGTAGTAGCAAATGCTTCTGTATATTTCGCAACATATGCTTCGATATTTTTATTTTCTTCATGGAAATTACCCATAAGCAAACTATTAATACTCATAAGTTCAGACAATTCTCTTTCTCCGATAATTTCACAAATTTTATTCATGAGATTATTTTCAAATAATAAATCATAATCTTGAAATGCATTTGTAGTACTATCATCAGTTTTTACTATATTCAGTTTTGTATATAAAATAAGGATAGTAGTAGTCATATTGATTTTAGATAAAAACATATCAATATACTGAACCCCGTTTTTTCCAGTGGTAATAGACTTATCAAGTATTGTCTGAAGAACAAGTTTCTTTTCTAAAACAGGGCAATATGTTCTCCAAATAATATTTCTAACAAATTCATCTCGCTGTTCATCTGTTTTCAAGAGATTATATCGTCTGATAAACTCTGGAACATCAATTTTTCTTTCAATTGTATCTGAATTAACTTTATTTATTTCGCTCATAATGAATCTCCTTTTATTCCTTATTTTCTGTATGTTCATGTATGATAAATTCAAATTCTGTTCTTGGATTTTCCTTATCGTATCCGGTTTTTAAAGTGAGAGAGTGCAGATGCTTTTCATCATCATCTACAATGGCCCCAGCCTCAGTCAACCCATCTAAAATAAACTTAGGGATTTGATTATCTACGTCATGTCGTCTTTTTGTATTAAAAAAGACAGTTACAATGAGATCAAAATCATCTAACTGCCTATTATCCATTTTATTTATTTTTACCCAGAATTTTACGAATTCCTTCCACTTTTGTTTTAACGCATTCATCTGTATACGTGGTAAGATCATCCAAGTATTAATCGAAGGATGCCAAGGTTTTTCAATAGGAATTTTCTTGGCTCTTGGATGTTCTAAAAAATAATACTTTGTATACAAATCTAATGTCTTTTGATCAATTGTCAATATAATTGATTTATCCATATATTCAAACCTCTTTTACTAATTCATAACTGATAACAACCGGAATAATAATCAATCCTGCATTAGTATCACGAGTGTCATGTTCGTAGTATTTTCTTACAGCCTCTGCAATAGCATAAGATGAGCATTTAGTAGCGTCATCAATATCTGTTACAAAACTGTATTCAATTTTTTGCAATTTCTTTTTGAGATATGTTGGTTTGCCAGAAACAGTAGTGGCGATAACATATCTTAAAACCTGTTTATCTAAAATTTTTTCTTTCATGTAGAGTTCTCCTTATTCAAGTGTATGATTAAGCCATTGCTGAAACAGCTCTTTGGTTTCTTCAATTAAAAAGATGTAAACAATAATATCTTTTCCGTCATCCGTAACACTTGGATACATATCTATCGGAAATACTCTATGTTTAATATATAAATCACGCTGCTTCGGATTTATAATCCTGCAGACTTCTTTCTCCGTATAATCACGCGGCTTCAAATTTGATTGTATTCTCATATTCCTTTTACTCCTTAAAAGTGAAAAAAGGGGTAGTCTCGAATAGTGAGACATACCCCTAAAAAATCACTATTCAAATACTATTTATGTTTTCTTGTACGTACTGGTTTACGAGTTTCAATTTCCTCGCTGTTTTCTTCGTCAACTACAGAATCCGGCTCAACAATATCTTTTTCTGAGATCTTCTGTAATTTAATATCAGCAGTTTCTTTCTGAATTTTTGCAATCATTTTCTGATTTACTTCATGAAATTTACTGACATCAGACATATCACAATCTTTCATTCTTTCAGCAGCTTCTCTAGCTGTAATGTTTTCAGCATTATATTCTGTTAATGTATTAAAGATTGTTCTGCAATTATCGCTGCAATAAATCTCCATCCATCTTGGAAGATGGTCGAATTCTTCACAGCGACTACAATATGTATATGTTTTTCCGCATAAAATGCATTTCTTGTTATTTTTCTTAACCATGTTTTCCTCCTTGAATATGGATAGTAAAACAGCCGGTATGCTATGACACATACCGACCGTAATTAGAATAATATTATATTATCTAATGATTATTCTTCGTCTTCATCAGCCCAATAAATGTGATAAAGAGCTTTATCAGCAGAGCAGTAATCTACCTGAAGAGATCCAGAGTAAGCAAGCTGTCCGTCAGTTGTCAGAGAGATTTCAATTTCAGGAGATACCTGGAATGATGGAAGTACAATATACACTCCTTTAAGAACGTCAGAATGACATGGATCAACAGCAAGAGCCTTTAAAGTAAGCTTTACTGTCTGCGGGAACTTATCTGCCTTATTAGTAATAGCAACACCAGATTCAACTTCTCTTTCATACATAACGATGTAAGTATCTACGCCTGCAGCTGTAGGTGGTGTAAATTCTCCCCCTTCTGTAAGAGCGTATTTATCTGTTGCAGCAGCGGTATCTTTCTCATATGCAGTACCCATGGAACCATTTGCGCTGAAAGCATTTACTTTTACAGTACCATCAACAACTCCTGTTAATGTTGCTTTTGCACCAGCTTTTACAGTAATAATTTTTGGCATTTTAATTTTATTAGTAGAAGAAGCAGTTCTTTTACCTTCACCAGACGCAGCGCCAATAACGTTCAGGTTAATCATTGCATTATTTGCAGTAAACTCACCTGTTTTGGCCTTCCAGAAACGTTTGATCAGGTTACCCTGATTATCTGTTGCATCTGTTGACTCAGCACTGATATTAATAGTTGCATCCTGAAGCTGAGTTAATGCATATAATGGATTTCCGCTAAGATCTTCAGCATATCCATACTGAACACGGTCGATTACGATATCATCTAATGTAAATCCCATTATGATTTCCTCCTTTAAATTTTTTGTATATAGAAATTAATTTTTGAGAGAAATTTCTCTCATGAAATTAAGTTCATTCTTATCAATCTTTGAAGCGTCAACAAAGCCGCTATAAATACCCTTAAGTAAAGCAGTAGAAGATTCATAAACTTGTAATCTTTGAACACTGTCCATAAATTCAACAATGCCAACTTCACGTAATTCATTTTTTTTATATTTGAAACCGGGATGATTAAGACAAGTAGATATGAGTGGTAGAAGAGTGGATTTGTAAACATCATTTTTGTGTTGTTCGAAGCTCATGCGATCTTCTTCAATCATCCATTCTTTTGTAGATTTTCCCCTGGCTTTTTCCACTTTTGGGTAAGTGTTGAACATAGCTCTTAAATACGAAGCCATCTGTAGATATGCGGCTTCATCTATCTGAACATTTTGTTCTTCATTAAGTAAATAAAAAAACGGTTCCCCGTCTTCTGTTTGTGTTTGTTGCAATTGAAATAATTGGAAATTCAAGTCACCGAATAGTAACTTTGTAGATTTTGAGTCTATACTTGGAACAAGCATACAAAACAAAGAAAAGTCAGACATTTTATTCCAATCAATACCAAGATCCCATAATTGCATGCGATACATAGTAGGATTGGCAATAAAAATATTTATAGTAGAATAAATCTTTTTCTCACCACTTTTTATAATGTCTCCTATTGTAGGTTGATTAATTATAATGTCATTATATGTATCATTTTCGATAACAAATGGTTCACCAAAATATAATTTCAGTGCATCAATTTCAGATTCTTTGGAAATTGTCATATTTGTTATTCATTCCTGCATATAAATTATTAGGACATTCAATTTCAAATTTCAACGTTCTACAATAATACCTAGAGTCAATAATATCTCCATAATCATCTATACATTTAAGTTGATTTCCCAAAGAATTCGTCCAACATAAAAGATCTTTTACGATATAACTCAATAAGTCTGTTCGTACAATCCCATATTCTGTATCAAGATCATCTTCATGAACTAAACACATAACTATAAGTGTTTGTACTTTCATAGCCTTATTGTAATATGATGTATCAGTATCATTTATATCAAACATAATAAAATTTAATACTTCTTTATTAATACCATTCAGTTTTAATATAGGAAGAATTTGCTTCTTATCAACTCGTTTATTATATTCAATGATTAAATTTCGCTCATTTAGTTCTTGAGCTGTGGGATTATTTTTATCTGTATATTTATTCAACGGGCGTTTATCTTTTTTCCCTAAAATTTCATTAAGATCAGGATCCTCATTGAATAGTTTTAACAGTTTATCTTTTTTATAAATAATGTCATTATTTTTCTTATTTTCAAGATCTCGTGTAATATGTGATATATCTCTATTCATCTAATTGCACCTCCACTTCAATAGAAGAATGATTGTCTCCATTATTATCTGTGGCTGATAAATTAAATCTTTTACCTATTAAACTATGAGCTTTTCCAGGCTTAAGTGATATAGTGACATTATCCATTACAGTCAATTTTATTAATCCTTCATAATATGATTTTTCTTCTTCTGTATATTCGGAATTTTTGTCAACAAGACTAATATTCCATTCAGAAGTAAGATCGGCATAAGGAAGTTTATATTCAAAATATGAATTTTTTCCAATATAAAGAAACTGTTTTGAACGGTCCAATAATGGCTCGATTTCACCATCGTCATTTAGATACATCCATTCAATTTGTGAACTTGTAATCATTGTTTGAGGTTTCTGAATAATCTCTGTTTTTTGATCACCAGAACCTTTATAATAATTGCAAATTCTAAGTTGAACATTATCAACTTTTTTATTCAATTCATCTTGTTTTATGGAAAGTTTAATTACTCCAGAAGGATTAAGATCTATTATTTTTGTGACCTGATAGACTTTTGGGTCAAGAATGTTATTCGTAAGCATAAAACGTTGTTCGTGCATAATAGTACGATCGTCACTAAGTCCTAAATCATATAAATTATTACCATACGCATAATAAATATCTGGAAGCCATGCAGCTGTCAGATTATCAAGCGAAGATGTATATTGATCATCCCAACGACCGCTTGTGTAGCTATTAGCTGATCTATTTGAACCCCAACATTTATATAATTTGTTATCGTAAATCCATTGAAATTTCCAATTACATTTTAATATATTATATCTAACAAAAGCATTCGCATCATCTCTACCGACAATAAACCACAGTTGTGTAATTCTTTCGTCTGGAAGTGAGAGCGGATTATCAAGTTCGTGCCCAGATATGTTAATATCGAAGTCAGTATCATCAGGAACAAACACATAACTTCCTATTGGATAATGTACTTTAGGCCGAAATTGTAAATAATAATCCACTGCATCTTTAAGAATGGAAAGCTTGGCATGACGTTGATATTTAGCATCTTCCCATTTCCATCCATCTTTTGTTAAAATATAAACTCTTTTATATTGTGCATCGGCAGTAAAAGAATTATTCATAATTGCATCAGACTGATTTTTCTTTACCTGAGCTAGATTACTGCCATATGATGACAAATAATTTTTGTACATTTCTGCAGTAACCATAGAATCAACTCCTAGAATTAATTTTGTCTACTAACGAATGCGCATCTAGTATCAATTTTCGGTAAGAACGATAATTAAAATCATCACTTCTTGTCTCATTGAGAGCCGCCTGTAATAAACTCATAATTGCTACAATTTCTACAGGATAGAAGAGAAGAGTATTCAAACCATCGATTTTCTTCATTAAATTGATAAAATATTTTTCAAAGTCAACATTTTTAAATTCATCTTTTGTTTTTGGGTCCTTATATAAAAGAAGCCAAAACATTTCTTTGTGTAATTTTTCCTTATATTCTTCAATTTGTAAATCATCAAAATGTCCGTAAATTGTATCCATTATGTATTACTTCCATCCAGATAACTATTCCATATATAACCTCTATCTTTAATCAAGTTCTTCTGTTCCTTGATTAATGATTTTTTTAAATCTTTTAAACCATTTAAATGATTAGTCTGAGAATAAAATTTTTCCTCAGAAGATCCAAATACCTGCTGAGTATTATTCAGGCTGTTAATTTTGGGTGTAATCCATTCAATTACCATACCTATACCTAAGATATCAGTTATAAATTCTGCATCAAAATCATCATCAACAGAATATTTCATTATATATGTCAATTCCTGAACTGTATCTCCAAGTTTCAATTCAGAAAAAAGTCTTCGAATATAAGGTTTATTTATTGATGCATGTAAATATTCCGGCATAAAAACCGCACTTACATCATCTTCACGATATTGTAAAATATCATAAGCTTCTGCTTTTAATCGAAATTTTGAGTATATTTCTTCGTAATTTAGAGAAGGCATAATATACCTCCTTATTTTTAATTAAATAGTCCTGTCATAATACTCATTTCTGTATCAAAGATTTCGTCAAGCACTTTAATTTTTCTTACACTATCAAGTCTACCGTCACTTACCATTTTTGAAGCAAGATGTTTAATAGAGTCCTGTGCCCCTTTCGGAAGTGAAAGAATAGTAGCCTTCATATCTCCGGGAGAAAGTTCTGTAATTACATCTTCAAGATCACCTACAGAATATAATGTATTATAAATTTTCTTAAGCTGTGGAAACTGTGCAACAAGTTCTTCATCTTCAATAACAAAAAATGGATTCATAACATAACCATTATTTGATCTGATTGCTGCCTGCAGATCCTGATATTCAACTTCAATTACATCTCCGGCATCAATCCATGTGTATAAAATATTTGACTTAAGCCCTGGCATATAAAGTCCACCATTAGTAATAGATTTACATGGAATCCCATCAGTAGGGGCATAAGTTTTCTTTTCTTTTTTTACTTCTACTGTTTTTACTGGTTCAGCTGCAACAGGTTCTGTAACAGCTTCGGATACAGTAGTAGTTTCAGTAGTTTTTGTCTTTTTCACTGCAGTAGTTGCCATGAAAAGTTCCTCCTTTTATTCGTATAAAAAAAAGAATGTATTAACACTCTTTAAATTAAGATTCAATATATTTCCATTTATAACCATAGGCACTTTTTCTAGCACCTTTACAACAAGATACG